CCTAGCAGAGTCATACGCTGATGAACTTGTACTAGCAGTACAGGATTTAATCACCATGATCTCTGCAAAAGATATTAACCAAGTAAAAACAGAAAAGTTCAAACGCCTGTTAAAGAGTCAGTACGGTTTTGATGTCAGCAGTAATGATATGCTATTCCAGGCTATTGAACAAAGTGGCTACGCTAATGGATATGATGATGATGTCATCAACATTAGCAGCATGCCAGATGATGTTGCTATGACTATGCCAGCAGATGTGGGCGATGTCGCACAAGATCAAGCAATGCAGGATGTGAAGGCAGATTTATAATGGCTAATATTTTCGTAAACGCTACACAAGCTAGAAAAGACACACGTAATAATTCAGCTATACATGGTGAAGTGAGAGCTATTGAAGCGGCGGTATTAACCAGTGTGGATTCTGGTGTACTATATGCAAACGTAACTAGCGGCACAGCAATGACTGATAGTAATGCCTACTATAAAGCATACTATGGCGTTACTAGCGAACCCACTCTGGTAGATCAAGTAAACTATGTATCGCAATACTTCAAAAACTTGGGTTACGGTGTCCAGATCAGAGAGAACCCAGTTACCAGAGATACAATTACTTGGAATATTAGCTGGTAGGGGCTTACCATGCCTAAATTGTTCGCCTTTGGCGACAGCCTTACCCAAGGGGTAGGCTTAGAAAAACACATAACCCCGTATTCTTCCCAACACAGCATATATGCCTGGCCCCAACTGGTTGCAGACCAACTGGGGTATCATGTGCACAACCTGTCTTTGGGCGGCTCATCCATAAAAGAAATAACCCACACTATTACTCAAAATATAGATAAAATATCTGATCACGACATTGCATTGGTTATGTGGACCAGCGGCATGCACAGAACGTGCATATTAGAGCAAGATCAGGATACTCCTACGCAATTGGGGCATTGGTCGATTGATAGCCATCGAGAGATTGAACGTGACATAGCCACAGTGTTTATAAAGCACATGTCCAACAAGCGTAATATGGTGTTCGATCACGGTATGGCGATCAAACTAGCTGATACAGTTTTACGCTCCAGAACACCTAACGTTTTACATCTTAGTGTACAGTCACTGAGTAATGGTAGGATTGGACATCTTGATGACGATGGTGACTTCTTCTCGTTATTGCATATCATTGATCAACCCTGGGTAAGTGTTCCATTTGTAGAGCAATTTGGATTATTTTCTCCTGAAGTAACTCCCATATACGCTGAGTACGACGATCACTACAGTAAGGAACAGCATGCACATTTTAGCGAAAAATTGTGTGAATATATTAGAAAAAACCGGTTGACACAGTAAACATATCAGTATACACTATATACATGATAGTAAATAAATATGTATACCCTAACTTAAGACGTGTCCAAGTGGACGGCAAACGCAACTATACTGACGGTACAGGAGACCCTGTGCCCAGTGTAACCACTATACTGGACAAAACTTCCGATAAAACGCACCTGATTGCCTGGCGTAAACGGGTAGGCGAAGCAGAAGCCCAACGAATTAGCACAGAGAGTGCTAACTGGGGCACTAAGGTTCATGACAGTCTAGAAAAGTACGCACTAGGTGAAGACTATGTGGTTAAAGGTAACAACCTTATCCAACACATGGCTCGCACCGCTACTGAGATCATGATTTCTAATGGCCTTAGTCAAGTGGATGAACTATGGGGAGTAGAAGTAGGTCTACTTGCTGAAGGCTTATATGCTGGCACAAGTGATGCTGTGGGCATGTTTAACGGTGTGCCCAGTATCATTGACTTCAAAACTGCTAAAAAGATCAAGAAGCGTGAGTGGATTGAAAACTACTTTCTGCAAGGCTGTGCGTATGCGCTAGCACATAACGAAATGTTTGGCAGCGATATCAAGCAAGTTGCTATCCTAATGGTGGATCGTGAAGGCGAGTACAAGGATTATGTGATTAGCGGCGACGAGTTTGACCACTATGCACACCTGTGGGGCGACCGTGTGACACAGTTCTACTCTGGCTAAAAGTGATAAATACTGTTATGTAATTTGGAGACATAACAGTGGCAGACGAAAGCAACAATAATATTATAGTATCACGCATCCAACATAGACGTGGTCTAAAACAGGACTTACCCCAACCATTACGCCCAGGCGAACTTGGCTTGGCAACAGATAGCCGTCAACTTTATATTGGCGGTGATCCTGATGATCCACAAAGTGCACCCTATAACGCAGTAAGTTATTTTGAAAACACCGTGGGTGCCAGAGACTACACTATCAGTGTGGCAAACAATCAGATTCTTGCGTTCCAGGTACCGTTCGTGATGTTTAGTCGTGGCGAGTTCAGCGGCACCACTATACAGAAAGGATGGCAACCAACTGATGCTAGAAGTATTATTAGCAGTTCAGCCAGACCCGAGTGCAAATACAGCAGCAGCGACTATCAAGTCTTTTCAACCACAAAGTCTGCTCCCGTCCAACATGAATTAAACAATACACTGATACAAGGTGGTACAGCACTTGAATTGGTATTGAGTGGACGTGATGCAACTGGTAATGTCAGAGTTGGTGACCATGTGGTATTCCCAGGCACAGATACTCACTCAATGGTAGTCAACGTTACGGCTAATTCAGGTTTAGGATCCATCACAGTTAAACTAAGTGAAGGATCTCCAGTGGGAGCTGCGGTAGGCGATAGTATCACATTCTTGCCACAGAATGCGGTTAATTTTTCCAAATTAGATTTGCCATCAGATACAACCAGACAGGGTGCTGAAACAAAATTACGTCTAGCCAGTTTTGTCAGCTCAGATGTAACTGTGCGAAAAAATGGTATCAAACTGATACCAGAAGCCAATTCCAGTATTTTGGAAATGCCCACAGGTGCGTATGATTATACAATTGATTCAAGTAATACCAGTAGTACAGGAACACATTATTTGACACTGAGAACTCGACCCAGTGTAACGGACAAAGTAACAGTTTGCTATTACAGTAATGCAAACGTGATTCAAGCGTTCGAGGGCATTGAAGCAACGGGTAAAATTGCACCAAAGAGTCCAGTAGAAAGTTTTTACAGTCAGTATAATATTCCAGAGTACAGACAAATACCCAGAGAAAATATTCGTGTTAGCGATACCACTGGCTTAGGTTACATTGGTTTGCAACAAAAACATGTAGTCAGTGTTGCTGATGGTACCGCCATCCCTAACACAGGTGATGTTACGCTGGGAGACTTTTTGATCGCTCGTTTAGATGATAACATCACAACATCATTGTTTGAAAGAAATTCAGCGAGCACACTGGAAAGTTTAAAGTACACGATTACCATCAGCGCCGGGGATGATGTTTTCAATCCAATCGGCGATGTGGGTGTGTACAGATATAATCGTGTACTGTTACAGGCACCTAACTCGTTTGATTTTTTAAATAACAAAGTTTATGACGCCGTTAGCGTGTTAAATGATGGTAACACTGCTGAAATTACTGTAGAACTAACCAACCAAGATCATGATATTAGCAGACCCGCCAGTGCCAATTTGAGCCAGGGCTATTTTACAGATGATTCTGAATTTGATGGAACAACCATTATTACATTCAATAGTACTAAAGCTGACGGCGTAGCTGTGGGAGATTATGTGCGTATTGTGGATGCAACTGGCACACCATCCAGCTGTGAACTTCACGGCAACGTGTTCCAAGTATTCAGAGTAGCATCAAATTCGTTCACAGTAAATGCAAACACGAACATATCAGGCAACACCACGTTTACTGGCAACATTGCAAGTGTATACTTTGTGAACCACGGATCAGATGTGTCAAACATCAACACCACGTATCAATTACACAGTGTAGATCATGGTTTGGGCGGCACAGGAATTGCCAATATTGTTTCGGTTGTTGATGACAATCTGGTAGGATTAACTCCTGGTGATATATTTAATATTGATGCTTCTCCAGCAAAGCAGACAGCCAACACATTCTTCGTGATCAATAACACTATTGCTACTGATAATGAAATATCAGAAGGTATTTCAGGTACGTTTAGACCTGATTTGGCAACCAGCTTCGTTAACTATGAAGTGATCCCTGTACTTGCTATTGACTTGAGTGCAAACACCACAGTCAAGCAAGCAATGACCACGATCAACAAAGAGTTGGTGAGCATTCCAAAAGTAAATCCCAACAGTGACGTACAAATTTTCCCAGTAGTAGATTGGTTGCCCAAATCAGATGGTGTTATGGACACGTTATCGTTAACACAAAAAGCATCTTATACCAGCATAAAAACTGCCGGTCTAGAATTTGCTGTGTTTGATGATGCAGTTGGCACAATAAGTGCATTAGGACTTACCCCAGGGTTTTATAATACGACTAATAATACTGTAAAAGCCAAGTTGGAAACCTGGATGAACGACATGGTAAACAATCGTGACGTTAACCTGTTTACCAACGTGTTTACTGGTGGGGAGTTGTATGCCACACTAGCACCCAATCACTTTTTACAGTATGATCTAAACATTGATGACACGTTTGGTGAGATCACATTCTGTGACAGATTAGAAGCTGAAAACTTTAACTTTATCGTTAACAGTGCGTATAGTGAATCACCATACGATCGAGCCGAGGACGACCAGGACGGTACACGTGGCCTGGTTAACTTGAAAAATAACCTGGAGATACAAACCAGAGAAGCTGCCAGTGTGGGTGAAAAAATCTTGACTTACACCAGCTTGGAAAGTACAATTATATTGCAGAGTGATACTTATGACGAAGAAGTTTTTGGTATCGATGTGACCAAGTATAATACTTTTGTGATTGATTACAGTATAAGTGAATCTCCAGCAGGCAATACTTCTAAGTATATGCGTAGCGGGTCAATCACTGTTACTGCAAGGCCTGACTTTACTGATGCAGCTAATGCAGTTGTATTCAGCGATAACTTTAACAGCCACTGGGAAACTCCTGGAAATGCTGATGTTGTTGAGCCGCAGTTCCAAGCAGAAATCGATAATGGAAGGGTAGTATTCAGTATGCTGCGCCAGTTCCGTGATCCAGCTAACCCGGTGCTCAACGATTATGTAGCTCACACTATTGATTCTAACTTAAAGTTAAAATACGTATTTAAACGTTGGTCTAGCACAGACTAAGGACATAGCTTGTTTACAAACACACAGACTGGTTCTGACCGGTTATCGCAATGGCGCGACTTTCGGCATAGAACTGACATCACTACCCCTAACCAAGTACTGCATGTATTTGAGAATCTTCCTGTACAGCAACGATATATAGACTATTATACTCCTACAACCTGGCCGTCTGTGTTTGAAATAGTCAGCGAGGGACTGTTTTGTCAGAGTGGTATCACACTGATGATAGCAGCCACCCTGGACTATTTTAACTTCATTAATGTTGAACAGATACGCCTTGATGCGATAAGTAATCATATATCTGGAGCTGAAGGTTTAGTGCTAGTAAACGACGGGTTGGTCTATAATTTTATTCCAGGACAAGTAATAACTGAGGCATATTTAAGAGAACACAGTACTTGTTACGACAGCCATATTATAACAATAGATAAATTATACAGTTGACACGATAAGTAATATACACTATAATAACTTATTGGGTGACACATGAACACAGGAAAACACATGTCAAAAGAAATTCTTATTCTTAAAAGAGACGGCCGCAAGGAACACCTAGACCTGGATAAGCTGCATAAAGTTGCATTTTATGCGTGTGAAGGCATCACTGGTGTGAGTCCTAGTGAAGTTGAAATCAAAAGCCATATTCAGTTCTACAACGGGATCACCAGTACAGATATCCAGGAAACTCTGATTAAAAGTGCAGCCGATCTCATCAGCGAAGAAACTCCTAATTATCAGTATGTTGCTGGACGCCTAGTAAACTACCATCTAAGAAAACAAGTATACAACGACTTTGCACCGCATAAACTGATTGATGTGATTAACAGAAATATTGCTCGCGGTTTTTATGACGCTGGTATTCTGGACGCATACACTGAACAGGAGATTGAGATCCTGGATACGTATATAGATCACAACCGTGATAATAATTTGACGTATGCTGCTATGGAGCAGTTCCGTGGTAAATATTTGTGCCAGAACCGAGCAACTGGTGAAATTTTTGAAACTCCGCAGATCGCATACATGCTGATTGCTGCTACTCTGTTCAGTGACTACCCTACTGAAACACGTTTGCAGCATGCAAAAGATTACTACGATGCTATCAGCAACTTTGATATCAGTTTACCAACCCCAGTGATGGCAGGTGTACGTACACCTCAGCGACAGTTTAGTAGCTGTGTTCTTATTGAAACGGATGATAGTCTGGATAGTATTAACGCTACAAGCAGTGCAATTGTTAAGTATGTGTCACAGAAAGCTGGCATTGGTGTAAACGCCGGACGTATTCGTGCCATTGGGTCGCCTATTCGTAGCGGTGATGCTACGCACACAGGTGTTATTCCTTTCTTTAAGTTATTCCAAGCCTCCGTCAAGAGTTGCTCGCAGGGTGGTGTAAGGGGCGGAGCAGCCACCCTGTACTATCCTATTTGGCACCTTGAAGTAGAGGACATGTTAGTCCTCAAGAACAACAAAGGTACAGAAGACAATCGTGTGCGCCATATGGACTATGGTGTGCAGTTTAACAAACTGATGTACGAGCGTCTGTTAACTGGTGGTGATATAACTCTGTTCAGCCCGCACGATGTACCTGGCTTGTACGATGCATTTTTCCAAGATCAAGACAAGTTCCGCGAACTGTATGAAAAAGCTGAGCGTAACACCAAGTTACGCAAAAAAACCATTAGAGCAGTGGATTTATTTAGTTCATTTGTACAAGAGCGCAAGGACACTGGACGCATTTATCTGATGAATGTGGATCATGCAAACACCCACAGTAGTTTTGATGAATCTGTAGCACCTATTAAGCAATCAAACTTGTGCTGTGAAATTGATTTACCCACAAAGCCGTTGGACAATATCAACGATGAACACGGTGAGATAGCACTGTGTACACTAAGCGCAATCAACTGGGGCAACTTTAAACGCCCAACTGACATGGAGAAAGCATGCGATCTAGCAGTGCGAGGGTTAGATGCGCTGTTAGACTACCAGAAGTATCCAGTGTTAGCGGCAGAAATTAGCACAATGAATCGCCGCCCACTGGGCATAGGTATCATTAATTTTGCATTCTGGCTAGCCAAGAATGACACAAGCTATCAAGATCCTAACCTAGAGTTAATTGACGAATGGGCCGAAGCATGGAGTTACTACTTAATTAAAGCAAGTGCAGACTTAGCAGTAGAAAAAGGCGCATGTCTGTCTACACACGAAACAAAGTATAGTAAAGGTATAACGCCTAATCAGACCTATAAAAAAGAGTTAGACGAATTGGTACCGCACACTGAGCGTATGGATTGGACTGCCCTACGAGCACAGCTCAAAGAAACAGGTATTCGTAACAGCACGCTAATGGCACTAATGCCAGCAGAGACTAGTGCACAAATTTCAAACAGCACAAACGGCATTGAACCACCACGTAGTTATGTGAGCGTTAAGCAAAGCAAGCACGGTGTGCTCAAGCAAGTGGTACCTCAGTATCACAGACTAAAAAATAAATATGATCTACTGTGGAATCAGAAGTCACCTGAAGGTTACTTAAAAATCTGTGCAGTATTACAAAAGTACGTGGATCAGGGTATCAGTGTAAATACCAGTTATAATCCTGAAAACTATGAAGACGAAAAGGTGCCCATGAGTGAACTGCTGAAGCACATTGTGATGTTTTACAAGTATGGCGGCAAACAGTTGTACTATAACAACACCTTTGATGGCCAAGGCGAAATAGACATCAACAAGGCAGATCAGCAGTTAGCACCAGGGGCAATTGATGATGAGGATTGCGACAGTTGCAAGATCTGACCACATGGTATGAGAAAGTTGCATCTCCGTATGATGCGACGATGGGCTATGATACCACTGTATACAACACAACAGTTTACTATAATCCTGATCTAAATATTATACTAAATAGTATAGCAAAAAATTGTTCTAGTTCCATGGAAGTAATATCACCAGCGTTTGGATTTGTCGAAGTATCGTTGTATAGCGACTTGATCAGATCCAGTGGAGTTAAGCCCAAAGTTATATCAGTGTTGCGTGATCCTGTTGAACGATTCAGGAGTGCCATCACCATGTTAATCGACCAACACAGAAAGTTAGGGTTAGAGCTTACTCCTGAAAATTTTGTTGCGTTAGATTATGCTGTTGACATGCACCTATTGCCACAAACATTGAGCGTGATCAGAAACAAGCATGTGTCAATAAAGCGAATACCAGACAATAATCGATACACGTATAAGTATCAAAATTTCGATAAGTGGTCGGACTTTTTTGAGTTGTTTGGCTTTGGTGAGGAACTGGAACAGGAATATCAGGACTTCTATTACATGTACAGCGGGGTGGATGTAATAACACAAATCTTCAATGATATTGGTATAGAACTAACAGATAGCGTTTATACAAAGCAAAATGCAGCCGACAGGCCCCTAGAAGAGTTATCAGCTGAGATGACGGATTTTGTAAAGAATTTTTACGCTGTGGACTATGAACTAATTGAATTAGTAGAATTTAAAAATAAACAGGATTAAAAATGTCGTATACAGTATTTGATGCAAACAACCATAAAGATCACACGGTATCCACTATGTTTTTGGACACCAAGGGGGGAGTAACCATGCAGCGTTATGACACCCTAAAGTATCGCCAGTTTGATAAGCTGACCGATAAACAGTTGGGGTTCTTTTGGAGACCAGAGGAAGTGGATATTGGTCGAGACTCTAAAGACTTTAAAGATCTGACCGCTCATGAACAACACATATTCACCAGCAACCTAAAGAGACAAATACTATTAGACAGCGTGCAGGGCCGTTCGCCAAATGTTGCTTTCTTGCCCATGGTGGGAATTCCTGAACTGGAAACCTGGATTGAAACTTGGGCGTTCTCAGAGACAATTCATAGTCGTAGCTACACGCATATCATCCGTAACATCTACAGTGATCCCAGCAAAGTTTTTGATGAAATGCTGCACATGAAAGAGATCACCAGTTGTGCAGACAGTATTAGCAGAGAATATGACAAGCTGATTGAGATGTCATCGTGGTATAATTTACTGGGTGTGGGTACGCACACAGTTAACGGCAAAAAAGTAGTAGTTGATCTCTATGAGCTCAAAAAACAGTTATACCTTTGTTTGATGAGTGTAAATATCCTCGAAGGCGTGCGTTTTTATGTAAGTTTTGCATGTAGTTGGGCATTTGCTGAACTTAAGAAGATGGAAGGAAATGCAAAGATCATCAAGTTTATTGCTCGTGACGAGAATGTACACTTGGCAAGCACACAGCAAATCTTGAAGTTGCTACCACAGGACGATAAAGACTTTGAAAAGATTGTCAAGGAATGTGAAGGGCGTTCCACAGAAATGTTTATGGAAGCTATTGAACAGGAAAAAGCCTGGGCTGAATATTTGTTTAGCGGTGGATCAATGATCGGCCTCAATGCAGAGCTACTCAAGCAGTATGTGGAATGGATTGGTGCAAAGCGTATGCGAGCAGTTGGTTTGACTCCTCCATACAGTGTAAGTGCAAGTAACCCCCTGCCCTGGACGCAAAAGTGGATTAGCGGTGGAGAAGTACAAGTAGCACCACAGGAAACAGAAATCAGCAGCTATGTAATTGGCGGCACAAAGCAAGACGTAACAGAAGACACATTTAAAGGATTGAGCTTATAATGCTAACACTATACACAAAGAACAATTGTAGCTTTTGCATGATGGCAAAAGGCTTACTTAAAAACAACGATATTGCATTTGAAGAAATTAATATCGAGTCTGACGATTCAGCTCGTGAGTTTGTGATTTCAGAAGGACATCGAACTATGCCACAAATTTATCGTGATAATAAATTGTTTGTTGAGGGCGGATTCCAGGGACTACAAGCAATGGGCGTACAAGCGATCAGAGAACAACTTGAAGGTATTGATACCAGTGTACTGGGGGATATCTAATGGGCATTTTTGATTTAACTGATTTGATTGGAAAAACTATAACCATACGCAGCATTGGTGGCGATGAATTTATTGCTAAACTGCTGGGAACCGACGAGTCACAGACTATTATGACGGTGGGAGAGCCCAGAGTTGTTGTGATAAATAATAATAACGACGTGTCGTTGTTACCGTTTGCGCTTACTGCGTCTACAGAAATGGTTGATATATCTGTGGGCACAGTGTTTAGCATTATGGCAACTCACGAATTAACTGCGCAAGAGTATACGGCGACAGTTGCAGCAACTCCAGCAAGTACTGAAGTTGTACAACCAGAAGCAGAGGTAGAATAATGTCACTAGCAGGGCGTGTTGGAATAGATAAGTTCGCAACAGGAGTCATTTTGGGTCCTGGTGCACCCACGGTACTAATTAATGGCGTCCCTGCCAGTGTATTGGGGGACGCGATCGCCCCTCACGGAAAAGCTCCACACAAACTTGCCAAAGTTGTACAAAGTTCTAAAACGGTTATTGCTGAGGGAAGGGGAATTTGTGGTACGGGTCTTGCTGTAGCTTCTTGCGGTCACCCACAATCAACTGGAGCACCCACGGTGCTTATTGGACCATAGTGGACAATAAACTTGCAGCATACAATATTGATTTTTCATAGTCGTCTAAATTAGGCAAATCCAACGAAGTAAACTTCCAGTCAGACGCTAGTAACAGCATAAAAATCTGTCCTAGATGTATATTCTCAAATAATTGACCTGTTGGTGCAATAAACTTGACAGTGTCTTCCTGAAACTTATCCTTTATATCCTGAGACACAGCTAAATTAGCTATTTGTGGTATGAGGGGGTGTTCTAGTATACTCCTGCCATCTGGACCCTTCAGATAGGTTTTTAGCCTTTCATAACCAGTGGTTGTTTGATCTAAATCCTTGGGTGCTCGATCCAGTTGCGTTTCATCAACTGTGTGTACGCTGAAAATATCGTATAACCATTCGCCATTTTCGTTAACTATACAGCTCAATCCGTTATCAGTTTCTTCTCCCAACACCACTTCGTATTCAATGTTGTTGCTTTCACAGAAAAATTTGAATCCCTTGATATCGCAAACATTATGATCATAGATAGCATACTCCATCTTTACTACACTACGCAGAGAACGAGCAGTTTTTTTAACTGCGTCCAACTGCTGATGTAAGTATACCTTCCCCATAGTTTCTGTCCAACCATCAACTTTTATTTTTATAAATCCAATTGACTTCTGTGATAGCAAGTCTATGGTTAGATCGTCAAACATACCGTACGTATCAATAAAAATAGTTTTGTCAGTATTTTCTAGAAATTGGTTTATGTGTTTCCAATCAGCAGGATCGCCGTATATGCAAGTGAGGTGGTATATGTGATTATCTGGTATAGCTGATAGACTTAAATCCAAATCAGGATAGTCCCTTCTGCCCCATCTGTGACGGTACCATTGTGCTTGGGAACCTACAGTGTTATATATTTTGTTGTGTGTGGTAACGTCTACTATCATTTTTGAATCCAAAAAAAAG